CACTTTCTCCACTCACCGCACTTTCATCACTTTCATCGCTGCCACCACTAACTTCACTAATATTATCATCGTATATTTTCTTAATCTTGCTAGGATTCGCACTCTTTTTACTCACATCACTATCGCTCTCACTTTCTATTCGCGAACCTCTACCAATCTTATCTTTATTGCGATATATGTTGTTGATATTTTTCATATATTTTTTTTTACCACCAGATGAACTTCCTCGCGAAGAACCACCGGAAGACATAGATATTACATCATCACTTATTTTTTTCCTGTTAAACAATTCTTCGCTAATAGCTATATTAGACTGTTTACCTCCTCCCGGTATATTAAAATTAAAAGGTTGCTTATTGAAACTCTCTCTATTCAATTCAATTAAATCATCATTTCTATTATTATAATTTGATAGTAAAGCCATATTATATATTTATTTGGGTATCAAATGTTTATATATCTATTATAATTTTTAAATGTTTATTAATACGCATTTTGACAAAAAAATAAGTATCGGAACAGCTATTTTCTATGCGATAGCCACGATAACCAGGCATTATAAAATAATTTCCCTGATTTTACATAATGTTCGGGGTGAAATTGTAATCCCAATATATCCCTCTTCTTATGATATAACATATCTATCATATTTTTCCTTTTAATTACAGCTTCTATATTCTTACCTACTTTGATAACAATATCATTATGAATATACCTATATCTTGTCTTTACAATATCAAAAGGATACTTTATTTTTAAATACCTATCATAGCTTCTAATATATCCCGCATCTCTTGCTCTGACATTAGAGAACTTCCCAAATCTTACAGCTATATATTGCATCCCATAGCAAAGCGCCAATATATGTATCTTGTTAGAGTGCTTAAATATAATTTCAGGGACCTTTGGAGAACTTCTATCAGTTATACGATAATCAGAACCAGATACTATAATAGCATCTAATTTGTCCACGAGATTATTCAATAATTTGGCGATACCTCGATCATCATACCAATTTCTAAAAATTAATCTCGCATTTCTTATAGATTTTTTAAAGTTCGCCTTACATATATTAATACTATTCAACGCACGGCTGCTATACATCAATATTACCAATATTTTAGGACGCCTCTTCTTTTTCATTATTTTCATTATTATCAATTCTACTACTATATAGCTTATTATATTTATTAGTAATATCATCCTTCGTATTACTTCTAATATATGATACGGCTTGCAAACACGCGTCGCTTAAATCATCCTTCTTCTTGTTTTCATTAAATATCTTCTGCAATTTATCGTCCTCATTGATATATTCGCGACACAACTCAATACTTAGCATCTTATTATTCTTATATTTATCCCTCCTAAATCCCTTCTTATTCCTCGCCTCTCCTCCATCACATGCACCCACGCCCTTTCCTGCATTTGCCGTCTTCGCTTCCATATTTATAACATAGATGTGGTTTTTTGTTTTTAATGATGCATTTACTAGGACAACATTACCGACCTCTTTGTCCCAATATTTAATTAAACTAAAATAACCGTAGATGATATGCTGGATAGTTTTCATAATGCCATTTAAATTAGAAGGCTGATTCTCTATCAATACATAATCTATCATATTAACATCTATATTTTTTAACCCACCAATTATATTATCCATCTCAATATATATTCTTTCAGATATATCATCAATCCCCTTAATTTCCTTCTTAGATGAAGCCAATGCTATTATACGCCAATCCAATATCTCCAATATATCAGTATGCCTTATTATACACACAGCAAGATTCTTAACCCCAATATCAAAACTAATATATATCATTATCCTAATAATATCATCATATCCTTATTTGCTAACTTCATAACACTTTTGGGCTATTAGGTCTCTAACTTTTAGTGATAGTTTTTTGGATTTCGGTTATTATTTTTGGACTATATGAAGTAATATTATAATGCTTTATAAGCGCAGCAAGGTCCTTCCAGAATGTATCACCTTCGTATTTTGAATTGTATTTATTAATTTTCTTACATTTTTTATATAGCCATTTATATGTCTTCTCTAAGTTTTCAGGCTTCTTTGATATCTTGCTAAGTCGCTGTTCCTTTATTAATCTGAAAATATAGCTTTTTAACTCGTCACATTTACTATTGTTAGGTAAAGTCTCGCGCAAATCATAAAACTTCATATAATTATACGAAGGACATATCAATAAACTATTTGTGTAATCTATAAATGTAGGGTTATTATCTATTATTAATAATCTCTTGCTAATATCATAATTATTAGGTATCTTAATTGACTTGCTAATTAGCGGCAATATCTTGGCAACAGATTTCTTTATATTTCCATATTTATCCATAATACAATTATCGCGCGTAAATAATGGCCTATCAAACTTAAAATTATTATGCTTTTCTATTATAGCTATCTCTTTGTTAGCCCATTTTTTCTCAGAAGCTGTATAAATATAAAAATAGCTCGACGGGTACAGCTTTTTCATAGTATTTATAAACGTGAAAAAATGCGGTCGCACTAATAGCGATTTCTCAGAATAACTTTCATTCAAATATTTATTACACAACGCCGTATATTTATTTAACCCCTTCATCTTATATTTTTTTACCAATTCAATAATATTATATAAATCACATTGATAATTACAATCACCTATTATAGTACCGTCCAAATCTATTATAAATATATACGGCTCGACACTGCCTCCCTTTTCTTCTCTGTTATTCATTAAATCTATTATAATATTATATTAGAATATTGCTTTATAAATAGAAGATATAAGAGAATGGCAGAATCCCATATATTTAACACTAAAAATATATCTGCATATAGCCATTTTTCAAATACAATTAATAACAAATATCTTGATTTGAATAACGGAAAAGAAAAAGATATTAAATTACCCGATGCATTACTTAAATATTTTAAAGATAAAACTCTCAAATATAATCTTGATAAAAGAATATTCTATTATAAGCATATTGCTAACAAATTAAAAGATGTAAATAACAAACAGTGTCTAATAGAATATGCTATCAACTCTAAAAAAAATAAAGATGTTCATGGATATAATATAGACAATACAGTATTTCTTACAAAAAAGTTCGGGTCTATTAGCAAATATGGCTATATTTATATAGCATCTATTAAAAACGAAGTTGGCAAATATCCTATTGCTTCAAAAATTATGATTAATAACCGCGTTAATCTATTTGAAGCTCAGATTAACTTGAAAATAACCGATAAAGTTATTAAAAATATGATATCAAGACATTTCATTCTAACTTATAAAGTTATTATCTGCGACAAAATATCCAATAAAAACTTGCCAGATATCGTTCTCAATAAGAAATACTATGTTTTATTAAATGAGCTTGCCAGAGGCGATTTGAAACAGCTCTGTAATAGTAAAACTTTCCTCAAAAATAATAGCGTATTATATAATGTATTTATCCAGATAATGTTAGCTATATCTACATTTCATCATTTAGGATTTATTCACGGCGATTGTCATTGGGGCAACTTTCTATATCATATGAATTATAATGTAGTCAAAAATAGCTATCATCACTATAATATTTACGGCAAAAATTATTATCTAAAATCATGCGAATATACTATGTATATTTATGATTTCGGTTTTGCCGAAAAAATCAAATTGGCAAAAAAATCACTTATTGACTCTGACTATAGAAGATTGATAAATGCTTTCAGAAATAAAAAGATAGAACCGCGTTCCTGGATATCAATAGATAACAACCTGCCTTCTGATGAGGTAGGTGAATATGTCAAAACATTTAGAAAAGCTATTGATAATAATAATAATAGCTCAGACAGAAGCAGTGGAAGCGACGACAATAGCAGTATCTACAAAGATAATAGCATATATTTAGAAAAATTAACTATTGATACAATTCTTCCAATATTATTAAAAGCTCCCGATAAAACATTCGTCTCTAAATTACCTGCAAATGCAACTGTTATTAATAAAAAACCCTATTACATTAATAAAAAAATATTAATTAAAGACTAATTGTATCAATACGTTCATCCGCATCCATCGCATATTTTGCAGATAATTCGTCAATATATTCGGTCATTGTTTCAAAGCCTACATATACCATTTCATCAATCTCCTTTTTAGTTATATGTAATCGCATTCCCTTTCTTGTAAATATTATATTCATTCCATTTTTTAACACGAGATTTTGAGGGCGATAATAATTAGTATATTTACTATCTTGAATCTGCTTTAATAAAACCTCTTTTACTCTTAGCATATTTAATATCGTCATCAACTGCTTTACAATATATATAAAGTTGATAGTTTTAACAGGAATATGCTCTATTTTTTCATTATCTTTATACAAAAGCATACCTATTATATTCTCGCGAGGCACGTCGGCAAATATTTTTATAGGAAAATTATTAGTTAATCCCCCGTCGTAATAATAATAATCGCCTATATTTATCGGTTTAAATAATAATGGTATAGACATTGAAGCACTACATGCCTTATATACACAGACATCAGGCGTTTTCTCAATAGAAAAAATCTCATTATCGCAAGTATTTATATTCGTGCAAGATATATACATATTTACTCCAAAACTTTTAGATAATTGCGCAAATGTAATAGTCTCCGATATATCACCAGACTCATTTGTGCCATCGCACCTATCAGGATATCTCTTTTTTATAATAATTTTTAAATGTTTAATCATTACCTGTGTATCAAATAAACCAAACTCTGTAATCAATCTTATGTATTTTTTTATAGATAAAAAACATAAATCATTATCCTTCATGCAACCATATAATACCTCTTCCATCTCATATATAGTTAATTTAAGAGCAAACATTAGACCTATTAAAGAACCTATTGAACATCCTGCAATATGTTTTATATTATTATGCATATTATTTAAATATAAATATCTTAGTGCACCTACAAATATCACGCCACGCATACCACCCCCCGATAAAACTAAATGTGTAATATTCATATTCTTTATATTTGACATATTTGTACTATCTGTACTCATTTTTAATTATATATTATATCCAAATATTGCGTTCCTCTTAAATATCCCAAATACCTTCAAAGGTTTAAATGTGCGAATTGTATTCTTGAATACTAACTTTGTAGTATACAAGAGCCTCTTTGGAAGCATTGTTCTCCGCTTCCTTTTTAGTATTTCCAGTAGCCGTAGAAATAATGCTCCCATTCTTATCCTTGATACAATATGTAAATATACGAACGTTATCTTTAACGGCTACATTGAGCTCTTTGAATTGTGGTACATCCTGTAAAGAATGAAGCATATGAGATACAAGCATATCCTTATAGTTGTTTTTAATTCTAATCAGTTCGCAAAAGTCAATGTAATTCTCTATTATATATACTATCCATGATTCTACAACGAAATATCCCGCTCCGGAAGAAGGATTTATATTAATATTAGGAATAATAACATTGTCAGTATCTGTCTGGAAATCCAAATAGAGCGCTCCTAAAAATGCCTCGAATATATCCTCCATAATTTTATAGTTATTTCTTCCACCAGATTCCTCTACCTGTTTAGATATAATTGCAAACTTAGGTAATCCTATTTTATCAGATAAATATCCTAGCATTTTTCCATTTACTATCTTTGTTCTAATTTTAGATAAGAATCCCTCGTTTTGGTCAGGAAACCTATTATATAAATAATTCGTTACAATCATTCCAAGCAATGAGTCTCCCAAAAACTCTAATCTTTCATAAGACATATCTTGAAGAGGCAAACAGTCACTTGGACGATTAGCGTTACTTTTCTCAAAATCAATATTTTTCATAGTACAATAAGATTTATGAACAAATGCAACACGATATAAATTGATATTCTTTATTTTTAATTCAGGCAACCCGTTGCTACTTAGCAATTTATATAAGTCATCTTCGCTTAAAAGTCTGTTTTTAGAATTATATGGTTGATTTTCAACATCAATCTCCATCGTTTTATTATGGATATTATCAATTCTTTTCATCTTGCTATCTTAGTTATATATTTCTCAAAATATGATTATATCAATTTTTATATATATATAAATATTAAATGTATTTTTCTTTTAAATAGAATAAGATAATAAATGAGTTATCTAGCTAATGATATAACAGCCCCCTCGAT